TTAAATATTAAACAAATCATTAAAGGATTCTACTATAGTTGGGTGGGTATAAATAGTATCCCTTAGAACTTGGTAAGGTATATGTTGATCAATTGCTAACTTAATTAAATTAATAATTTCTTCTGATTCTTTACCATAAAGTGTAGCACCTAAAATTAAATCAGTATCTTTATCGATAATAACTTTGAAAATGCCGCGAGCGTCATTATTAATCTTATGTCTCGGAATTTGAGCGACAAGTAATGTATTTTCAATATAATTATAGCCTTGAGATTGAGCTTCTTTCGCTGTTAAACCTACTCGAGAAAATGGTGGATCAATAAAGACAGTGTAAGGAATTGTACCACGGTTAAGTGTAGTACGCGATTGGTCACCATATAGTGTAGATTTTAGGATTCTAAAGTCATCCAGAGAGATATACGTGAATTGTAGTCCGCCTTTGACATCTCCAACAGCATAAATATGTTCGACTGAAGTTTGAAGATGCTCATTCACTTTGATTTCACCACGTTCACCAAGTTCAACATCAGTTTGTTCAAGCGCTAAATCAGTATTAGGTATACGACCTGTAGCTATCAGTACAGCGTCAGCTGAGAAGTTGCCTTTAGAAGTTACAATTGTCGTTTGGTTGTTTTTATTTTTAAATTCTAGCGTTTCTGCATTTGTGACAAAGGTAATCTCTTTGTCCTCTAAATCTTTAATTGCATGTGCAACCACGTCTTGATCTTCACGTGGCATGATATGTTCGCCGTGTTCTATAACTGTGACTTTTGAGCCAAAATTAGCAAACATTGAAGCAAATTCTAGGGCGATATAGCCACCACCGATGATTGCTAAATGCTTAGGTTGATATGAAATATTCAATAAACCTTGTGAATCAAATAAATGTTTAGCACTTTCGATACCCGGGATAGATGGAATATTAGATTTTGCGCCTGTATTAATAACAATGCTATCCGCAGTTAAAGTATGTACAATAGCACCATCCTCGTCTAGTAGATTAACTTCAGTATTAGATTTGAATTGCGCTTTGTAATTGAATACTTCAATGTTTGTATCATTTGCTAAGTTATTATAGTTTTTCTTATTTAGTGCGCTGACTACGTCTTTTTTTCTTGAAAAGGCAGTGTCAAAATCGATGCTGTCAATCCCATCATGTACGAGTACTTTAGAGGGTATACAGCCGTGGTTGCAAGACTGTACATACTTCCATAGTTTATTAATAAAATTCGATACTAGTAATTTTAAGTGAATTATTTTTTTGACTAGTGTTTCCAGTACCGATTATATACTCAAAATAAATATTCTTTATTGCCATTTTGATAAAATCTTCTTTATCTTCATCGCTTGAGATGTCCCACATTTCAAGTAGTAAATCTTTGTATTGTTTTATATCTTCGATATCGTATTGCTTAACTTCTCTATTTTCATTTTGCTTTTCATATTCTGCGATAGTTTGATCAGTTTCTTTAATTAAATCGAATAACTCATCTTCTTGCATCAAACCACTTGCATATAATTTATGATACCTTTTGCGTTGTTCCATTACTTTATTAATATCAATAGTTATTTCAGGTTCGTTTTGTTTTTGAGTAACTTCATATTTTTCTAAATCAAAACGTTTGAGATAATTATAAAATACTTTTATCACTTCTTTTTCTTTTATATACACGGGTTTTAAATTAGGTGTAACCTTACAATTATTGCAATAATATTGTTTAGCAAAAATGTATCCTGAGTTAGATTTCTTTTTGTGAGAATTCAATGTTAATCTAGCACTGCAATTAGGACATACAAGTTTACCTCTAAATATAGATGTGTGCTTAACCTTTTTAGTATTCACTCGCTCATTCAATCTATCTTTTACCTTTTCGTACATTTCATCGGTAATAATTGGCTCGTGATTATTCTCTATATGTACACCACCCCAATCAAAATGACCTCGTGTAAATGGGTTCCTTAACGCATGTGTAATGGTTCTCCCTTGCCATTGAGTATTGTTCGGTGGGGGAATATCAGAATTGTTTAATTTACGTGCTATTGCTTTAGCACTTTGACCTTTCATCGCCTCATCATATGCCCACAAAATAACATCTTTATACTTATTAGGAACAAACTTATTATCCACACGGTCATAATAGAATGGCGGGGTAGTAAGCATGATGCCTTTTCTAAGTGCTGCAAGTTTACCCATTTGTGTACGTTCTCGTATCGTTTCACGTTCCCACTCTGCCATTGCACCGACTAACGTAACGAATAACCTACCCATTGCTGTCGTAGTGTCATAGACTTCAGTAGCACTTCTAAATGATACGTCGTTTTTCTCGAATATTTCTAATAAATCTAATAAGTCGCGTACATTACGTGTAAGTCTATCTAATTTGTAGACTAAGACTAAATCAAACTTATTTATATCTTTCATCAAACGTTGTAATTCTGGTCGGTCACGTTTAGCACCTGAATAACCAGCATCGACATAGGTATCGTAAATAGACCAATCATTTATATCGCAAAACGATTTAAGTTTACGTTCTTGTTCTTCGATTGAGTGGCCTCCGTTTGCCTGTTCTAAAGTCGAGACTCTGCAGTATACTGCTACTTTCATTTTCTCACTCCTAGTATTAAAACAAGAGCAAAGATGTTATAATACATATGTGCAATTTCTTAATTGCTCTGTTGTTTTCTTATTAAAATCTTTGCGTTATCAGTTTCGGTTTGGTCGCCAGTTGCTGATAACGTTTTTTTTTATGTGATATGTTCAAAGATGCTATTAATCTTTATAAACATCTTTATTTTCAGTTAACGGTATATCGTTTTTTACCATATATTCCAATTGTTTCATACTATATACTGGGACTTTCACTAATTCGTCCCAGTGTTTTGGTTCTTGTTCGGAATCGCCTTTCATATCCTACCTCTCCTTTATTACTCAAAAATTTGATAGTTATAAATAACTTTACCTATCACTTCAATTTCATCTGTATTGTCAATATCATATGTATTTGTTTTAAACTCATCTGAATAACTGACAGGATCTAAATGTAATTTTGTTTCTGTTCGTCTCACTCGTTTTACGGTATATTCTCCACCTAAACGTAAAACTAAGATATCGTTATTATTCAATCTATAATCTTGATTACGTCTATAATCGTGAATAATGATATATGAACCGTTAGATAATACTTTGTTCATGCTATCCCCGTTCACTTGTAAAGCAATACATTCTTTAGGGTTTCGACCATTAAAAGCAATATCAGGTACTTCTAATTCTTTAGTATCAACTTCCACAGTTTCGAAATTACCAGCTGACACTTGGCCATAGTATGGTACTTGGTAATATTTATCTATCTTTTCAATTGGGACGATGTCATCTTCCAAACCTATTAAATAATCCATACTTACACCAAAATAAGTAGCTAATTGTGATACAGTTTTTGCAATTGGTTCTGATTTGTCATTTTCCCAGTTAGATAATTTACCTTTTGTAAAACTATTCCTTCTATCCTTACTAGGAAATTGATTATGTAAATCGTCGCTAAGTTGTTGCAACGTCATTCCTTTTTGCTTCCTTAAATTTTTAATACGTGAACCGAAAGTCATACCATTTTCTCCTTTATTGTAATATATTCGCTACATTTATAATATACAACATATGTAAAATAATCACAACACTTATATATGAATAAATAAAAATAGTTATAAATTCACGACAAAAGTATTGACTTAGATTACATTAACGTGTATTATAATAGACAAGTCGTAAAAACACGACAGAAAGAGGTGTAAATATGAAAGGTTATAGCAAGCTTAAAGGTCTATTGAAAGAACGAGGTATTAATCATGATGAACTTGCTGATTTGCTTGATGTACACAGGGTAACAGTAAGCAACAAATTAAATCGTTCGCACGGTGCAGACTTTACAATGACAGAAGTCAGAAAGCTGTGTTTGTACTTAGAAGTAAGTGCAGACATATATTTTTTAAATGTAAGTCGTGAAAACACGACAAAAGAACCGCAAACAACTTAAAAAAGGAGGAACTTAAAAATGAATGAATTACAAGTTTTTCAGAATTCACAGTTTGGAAATTTGGAAATCTTAACTTTTGAAGGTAAGGAATGGTTTCCAGCAATTCAAGTAGCAGAAATTTTAGGATATGCAAACCCCCGTGATGCAATTAGTCGTCACACTAAAAATAAGGGGGTCGTAAATCACGACGTCCTTTCCAATGGTGGAGTACAGCGTAAGAAATTCATTGATGAAGGTAATTTATATAGATTAATCACACGCTCTAAATTGCCACAAGCAGATGAATTTGAAGAATGGGTGTTTGAAGATGTTCTACCTTCAATTCGCAAACATGGACTGTACGCAACGGATAACGTAATCGAAAACACATTAAATAATCCAGATTATATTATCAATATTCTAACTCAGTATAAGAAAGAGAAAGAACATAATTTAACGCTCGAACAACAAATCAAAGACAACAAACCTAAAGTACTATTCGCAGATTCAGTTGCTGGTAGTGATAATTCAATACTCGTAGGAGAATTAGCGAAATTACTTAAACAAAACGGTGTTGATGTTGGACAAAACAGATTATTCAAATGGTTAAGAAATAACGGTTACTTAATTAAAAAAAGTGGAGAAAGTTATAACTTACCAACTCAAAAAAGTATGGATTTAGAAATATTAGATATAAAGAAACGTGTAATTAACAATCCGGACGGGTCTAGCAAAATTACACGTACACCAAAAGTAACAGGCAAAGGACAACAATACTTCATTAATAAATTTTTAACAGAAGAACTATAACCCACAATCGAACAAACAACTTATAGGAGGCAAAACATGAACATTTTATACAAAACAACCCTCCTCATCACATTGGCAGTTGTGACGTGGAAGGTTTGCAAAATTGAGAATTACTCAAGACCTAAGAAAATAAATCTGGAAATTCGTTAGAAAGTTTATCAAGATTTCTTTTTAATTCGTAATAATATTTTGTGTAATCATTGACTAAATCGATTGTTGGACTAGGATTTTCCATTAATTCTTTTTCAGCCTCGATCTTAACTCTCATTAAAGCTAAATCGTGGGCGCGTTGCTCAATAGATAATTCAGACATAGTTATCACCTCCTTAGGTTGATAACCAAATTATACACGAAAGGAGTGGCCGTCATGCCACCACACATTCAAACAATGATGTTTAACTTTTTTGCCAAACGTGGCTACTTAGAGCCGGCGATGAAAAATTTAGAAGAAAGGAGGTTAAGAGAATGTCAATTAAAGACAAAGCAACCATAATCGCAGGAATGATGTTCAACGTAGCCTTTTTCTTATCAATGATGCTAAACATCTTTATTACTAATGCATTAGCAATAGGAATGGTTGCGTCAACAGTAACATATATATTCTTTGATTGTTTTTATTATGAAACGGAGGAGTGAAAAATGAAACTAGTAGAAAAAGTTGAAGAAAAGCGATTAAAGGATGGACTAACAGTCAGACAAATTGGCTACTTGTTAGGATTTACAGGTACTTATTACGTCAAAATGAGAAATGGCTCAAGAAGAATAACCGAGAAACAACAAGTGAAATTTAAGCGATTTTTAGAAGGAGAATTTGACCATATTGAAATACCTAAGTATTCAACTGATAAAGAAGAAAAAGCTTATAACAAAGGTTATAAAAAAGCAATTAAAGATTTGCAAGAGTTTATTGATACAAAAAAAGACTGAATGCTATCGGCAAATAGCAAACAGTCGAAGTGTACACAAAATTATTCGTACTTTAAAGATACAAAATTATTCGGAGGTAGTCAATTATGACTAAAAAGTTTAAACCAATTCAAAGTATCTATTTAGAACTGGTTCATGAATACTTCAAATCTAATCAAAAGTGTGACTTAGGTTTATCTCGTACTTTTGATGGCGAACTTATTATCGAGTTTTTACACTATCACGATCATTACAAAACAAACAATAAACTGATACAGATTTTTGAATCTAAACCAGAAAGCCACGAACGATTAAAGAATTTAGTGATTGAAGTAATGCGTGGCCAAAGAAAAATCAAAAAAGGAGCCTAACAATGAATTTAACTATTAATAAACTGACAATCGAAAACTTTGCAGGCTTTAAGAAACAAACGTTTGAATTTAATGGCCAAAATGCAAGAGTGTACGGAGCTAATGGAACTGGTAAGACAACAACTGCTACTGCACTACAATGGCTGTTATTTGATAAAGGTTTAGATGGCTCAACGAAGTCATTTAATCCAGTACCATTAAAAGAAAATAATGAAGAAGATTATGAACTTATTCCAACAGTTGAAGTTGAATTAAATAAAGATGGTAAAACTTTAAAAATCAGAAAAGAAAGCCATCCAAAATATACTAAAAATCAAAGTAATAATCGCAAAGAATATAGTCGTTCTAGAACAAAGAAACAATATATCAATGATGAAAGTTTAAAAGTAAAAGATTTCCAAAGTCGTATCGCTGAACTGGTAGATGAAGATGTATTTAAACTCATTACTAATCCTGCAGCATTTAATGATTTGGAATGGAAGAAACAACGTGAATTGTTATTCGAAATCGCAGACCAAATTGATGATGAAGATATCATCAAAACGAATAAAGACTTTGAGGATTTAAAAGACATCTTAGGTGATCACGATATCGAAGTAAAAACAAAAATCCTAAACGATAAGATTAAGCAAATTAGAAAAGATATTGAAGATATACCCGTCAGAATTAATCAAACTGAAAGCAATAAACAAGATGTTCCTGAGCATGATGAAGAACGTTACAACACAGTTAAACAACAAATTGAACAGTTAGGTAATGAGAGAGTTGATATTCAGAATGGTAAAGCTGAGATTGACCTTCGTAATCAACTTGCAGATAAACAAGCAGAACTGAAACGTCTTGAAGATAATCATGGTGCTAACAATGAAGGTCGTATTCATGCAGCAACAAATGAACTAAGTGTAGAAAATGGGACAGTAGCCAACTTAGAAACGACAATCAGAAACAACAAACAACAAATCGAATACGAATCAAAGCGTCGTCAAGCATTGCTATCTGAATATCATCACTTCAAAGAAAAAGAAGAAGAAGTTAGAGCGAGACAATTTCAACCTAGTACCGATAATGTTTGCTCTTGTTGTGGCCAAGCATTACCACCTGAACAAGTTGAAGAAGTAAATAAAAAAGCGTTGGCCAAATTTAATAAACAACAGTCTGAAGACTTAGAGAACCTAAAACAAAAGACTGACAAGATACTTTCTGATGGTAAAGAAATCAAGCCACTAATCGAAATGTTAGAGAGTAAAAATAACGACTTACAAATTAAAGTCAACGAAGCTAAAGAGAAAGTACAACGCATTCAAAATCGAATCGATAAATTGAAAGCAGGCAATGTTGATATTACTCAGACAGATGAATACAAAGCAATTCTAAATGACATCAACGAAATCAATCAGAAACGTAAAGATATTAAAACTACCATTAGCGATAAAGTCGCTAAGATTGATGAACAAATTAGTGAACTTATTCAAGAAAAAGTTGCATTTGAAAATGCTAAAGCGATTGAAAGTTCAAATGAGCATCTTGATGAAGTCATTAAAGATTTACGCAATGAAGAAGATCAACTACTTGATAAGAAAGAAGATTATGAACATCAACTTTATATCTTGAAAGAATTTACGACTACCAAAGTCAAAATGCTTACTGAAAACATTAATAAGAAATTCAAAATGGCTAACTTTAAGCTATTCAATCATCAAGTAAATGGTGAAATTAAAGAAACATGCGTCTGTACAGTTGATGGCGTTGAATATAACGGTGGACTTAACAACGCAGCAAGAATCAATGTTGGTTTAGATATTATCAACACATTATCCACACACTATGGAATCACTGCACCAATCTTCATAGATAACGCAGAAAGTGTGACAGATATTATTCCGACAGAAGCACAACAAATTCAATTAGTAGTAAGTGGCCAAGATAAAACATTAAGAATGGAGACGATTTAATATGACAAATAATCAAGTACAACCAACAAACTTAAAAATAGTACAAGAAAGAATTGTTAATGAAAAAAACGTAACTGATGAAGTATTAAATAAAATTAACGTTTATCAAGCACAAGGCAATTTATCATTGCCTGCAGGATATTCAGCAGAGAACGCATTAAAAGAAGCATGGTTAGTAATTAGTCAAAACAGTAAACTAGCAAACTGCACTAAAGAAAGTATGGCGCAAGCGTTATTAGGAATGGTAACACAAGGTTTAAATCCAGCTAAGAATCAATGTTATTTCATTCCTTATGGTAATAAAATGCAAATTCAACGCAGCTATCACGGAAATATCATGATGTTAAAACGTGATGCAGGTGCAAAAGATGTAGTTGCTCAAATCATTTATAAAGGCGACTCATTCAAACAAGAATTAGATGGTACTGGTCGTATTAAAGATATTAAACATGAACAAGATTTCTTTAATATCGATAAAGACAATATTGTAGGTGCTTATTGCACAATTGTTTTTGATGATGGACGAGATAACTATATCGAGATTATGACAATGGACCAAATCAAGCAAGCTTGGATGCAATCATCAATGATTAGAGATGAACAAGCACTTGAGAAATCAAAAACACACAATAATTTCAAAGAAGAAATGGCCAAAAAGACTGTTATCAATCGTGCAGCTAAACGATATATCAATAGCTCAACAGATGATAATTTACTCAAGTTTGCGAGGGAATCAGAAACTCGTCAACGTAAAGAAGTCCTAGATGCAGAAGTGGAAGAACAAGCAAATCAAGAAGAACTTGACTTTGAACAACCACAACAATATGAAGATGCTCAATTTAAAGAAGTAGAAGAACCTGAACCAGCTGATGTAAGTAATTTTGAAGAAGTAGAGCAAGAAGCACCTAAACAAGAAAGTGAGAAAGAACCATTTTAATTGAAACATTAGCAACAGGATCAAATGGTAACTGCTATCACATTAATGATGGCAGTACCTCACTTCTTATTGAAGCTGGTATCAAATTTGAAAAGGTTCAAAAACACTTCAAAGGTCGAACAAGAAAAATCAAAGGTTGCTTAATTACTCACGAACATGGCGACCACGCTAAGTATATAAAGCAATATGTCAATGAAGGTATTAACTGTCATATGACTGTAGGTACTCAACAAGCAATTCCAACAGAAAGCCATAGAATATGCACAATCAAAGCAAAACAAGAACTAAGAATCGGTACATGGTCGATACTACCATTTGATGTTGAACATGACGCTAATGAACCAGTTGGCTTTTTGCTTAAAAGCGTTCATGGTTACAAAGTTTTGTATATCACAGATACAAAATATCTCAAATATAAGTTCAAAGGCGTTACACACATGATGTTAGAAGTGAACTACATCTACGAACAGATGCAGCAAAATATTAAAGACGAAGTAATTCATAACGTATTGGCCAATCGTATTATGGAGTCTCATTTTAGCTTAGAACATGCAATTGGAATGTTAGAAGCAAATGATTTATCAAAACTAGAAGAAATTCACTTAATTCATTTAAGTAGCAATAATGCAAACGCTACACATATAAAACAAAGTATTCAGGAAGTTACAGGCGTTCCTGTTTATATAGGAGGACATAATCAATGACAAATAAATTCAGAATTACAAAAAAGAAAGATGGCACAGTAAGTTATCACATGGAGGGTAGTTCAGATTTCATTAATAGCATTTCTGATAAAATTTTAAATTCTAAAAAAGCATCTAAAACCGATTTGATGAAGTTACACAAACCATCTGAACAACATAAACCAACTGATCATCATATTTTAAATATGCCAACCACTATTAAACCAACATCACCAAAAAAAATATCTCTCGTTAAACCAGAAGGTGAAACAGTGTATTCAGAAAGTGAACCTAATACTATGGCTGAAGCATTAAAACAATTGGATATTAAAAAAGAAAATGATGATCGACCTGAACAGCCAGAAGACACATCTTACTACTATACAGGCATTAAAGAAAAAGACGGTAAAAAGTTATATCGCTGCCGATATATGTGTCATTCATGTAGCAATGTTGGTAATCACTATATTCCTCATTTAATTGACAATGTGCAATGTCATAATTGTTCAGCTGATTTACCTGTGAAAAGTGTAGCTGACATGACAGGTTATAAAAAAGATTTAAATGCTAATTGGTATGTTGCAGGACGATATTTACCAAAAACAAAATAGGAGGACAATAAATGATTAACAGAGTCGTATTAGTAGGTCGTTTAACTAAAGATCCTGAATTTAGAACAACTCAAAGTGGAGTGGATGTCGCAACTTTCACACTAGCAGTTAATCGTAATTTCACAAACGCACAGGGCGAACGTGAAGCAGATTTTATCAATATTATTGTATTTAGAAAACAAGCACACAATGTTAACAACTATTTATCAAAAGGAAAACTAGCAGGCGTTGATGGTCGAATTCAATCACGCAGCTATGAGAATCAAGAAGGTCGCCGAATATTTGTGACTGAAGTAGTTGCGGATAGTGTCCAATTTCTTGAACCTAAAAACTCAAATGGTAGCCAACAAGACACTTACCAGCAACAAACTCAATCACAAACACAACGTAGCCAAAATACTAAACCACAAGGACAAGATCCTTTCGCAAATGCTAACGGGGCAATTGATATCAGTGATGATGATTTACCTTTTTAAAGGAGTGAACACAAATGACATTAGTTAGAAAAATTAAAGAACGTAGATTAAAAAAAGGGCAAACACAAACGGAATATGGAAAAGAGTTTGGAGCAGGCAAATCGCTGGTTTGTCAATGGGAAAAAGGAATAAATAAACCTAATTGTAAACGATTAAAAATGATAGCCGATGATATGAACATCACAGTTACCGAATTATTAAAAAGCTGATGAACTTCAACCAGTTTGAGAGTGAGGTGTTTATATGACTGGTTGGATAAGTTTGCACCGTTCAATTCAAAAACATTGGTTATTTGAAGAAAAAAGAAAGTTTTCACGCTTTGAAGCATGGATTGATATTTTGTTGATGGTTAATCATTCAGATAACAAAATCATGCATGATGGAGACTTGATTACTGTCAAACGAGGTCAAAGAATCACGTCACTTAGACAACTTGGAGAGCGTTGGAGTTGGTCGATAACTAAGGTCGATAAATATTTAAAAACTTTAGAAAGTGATGGAATGTTAGTCGTAAAAAAAGACACTAAAAAAACAGTTCTAACCGTTGTCAATTATGACGATTATCAAGATGAAGATTTGAAAAAAAGACACAGAAAAGACAGTGAAAAGACAGAGAAAAAACACAGAAGTAACACAGAAAAGACACAGAAAAAAACAAACAATAATGATAATAAAGAGAATAATGAAAACAATGATAATAATGATGTTGTTGTAGGCGACGACTTCGCTACGATTTACAACCTGTATCAAGAAAACATTGAACAGATACCAAGTCCAATCACTACTGAAAAACTAACTCAAGATATGGATCATTATGGAAAAGAATTAGTAGCGTATGCAATAAGAAAAGCTGCACTTAATAATTCTCATAACTATAAATTCATAGACTACTTACTCAAAGATTGGCGTAAGCGTAACTTAACAACCATAAAAGCAGTTGAGCAATACGAACAACAAAGGCAAGAACAAAAAGAACAGTCCTATCAACCTAAAGTAACGCACTCACGAGAAAAGACACCTGAATGGTTGAAGAATCGTAACCAAGAAAAAGAAACAGTTAATGATGATCCTGAGTTTGAAAAATTACGTTTACAATTTCGAAAACAATTGGAGAGTGATTGGGATGATTAAGAAAGTATGTAGCAAAAATAAAAGTATTGAAGTTGGCCAAAACAATGTGATTTCAATTGAATTACACAAACATGAAACAGGTGGCATAGACATTTTTAAAACAAGAAATGCTGACGGTACCTTAATTGGTATCGAAGGCTTCTTTGTTGACCAATATCAAGTTATAGAAGATGCAGACACAGAACAGCTAGATATATTTAAGTTATTGGAGGGATAACGTTGGAAGCTAACAAATCTAAGATTATTGATTTAGATAAAGGTGACTTCATTTGGTTTATTCCTCCGAATAGTCAAATGAGTTACTACGGATATGTTAAAGAGTTGAAATGGAACTTTGAAGGCGTGAAAGAAAGTGCAGTCATCACAATTGATGATGAGATTGAAGTAGAGATTGACGACACATATCAAATAGCAATAGGGAGGAAATATTATGAAAAATATAATTAAATTTGTAGGTAAAACAATTTTTAGAACAGTGGTCACTAGAGTAGTTAAGGACTTAATTGCAGCGTACAACTACACAGAGTATGTAAAACATAAACTATCAAAAGATGAACAAAGTTTCTTCAAAGCATGCAATAGAGTTGGGATGTCTGACATTCAAGCATTACGTTTAGCTCAAATTATTGAAGAAGAAATGGAGAGAAAATAATGGGAATCTTACCAATTAAATTATTATCAGAAAATGCAATCTTGCCAACAAGAGCAAATCCAACAGATAGTGGATTAGATTTATATGTAGCAGAAGATACAACAATTTTAGCACATAGTACAGTTGTAGTACCAACACACATTGCAATTGATTTAGCGTATGGATATGAAGCACAAGTAAGACCACGTTCAGGTAAATCAAAAGATACAAAATTACGTGTAGCGCTAGGCACAATCGATCACACATATAACAAAGAAATTGGAATTATCACAGATAATATCGGTGATGAGACAATCGTAGTTAAAGCAGGCACACGTCTAGCACAGTTGGTTGTTACACCAGTTATGTTACCAGAGCCAACGGAGGTGCAAGAGTTTGACGAAGTATCGGAAAGAGGAGCATACGGAAGTACAGGGGAGTAAAGACATATTAGAAAAAGTAAAAGAGATGCTGGGGAAGTGAAAAAGGAAATGAAAGATTTAGGCTTTTTTGAAGTTATAATGGGAGGCTTCTTATCAGTTGTAGGAATAATATTATTAATCCTTTTGATAGGTGGTCCAATTTTTGCGATAGCTGAATATAACCATAAAGAGATTTATACAGGAAAAATCACTGATAAATATAACAAGCGTGGAGAGGAAATAGATACCTTCTACATCGTTTTAGATAACAAGAAAGTGATAGCAAATACCGATTTGATCTTTAAAGGTCGATTTAACAGTGCAGATGTACAGGCAACCTTACATGTTGGAGAAAAGGTGAGAGTAAAAACAATTGGTTACAGAATTCCAATAATAAGTTCATACCCAAAAATGTATGAGATAGAAAAGGTTAAGGAGTGAACGGAATGAAAAGTAGTGAAGAAGTAGTTAAGAAATTAAAAAGTGTAATTAGCGACATTGAAGAATTAAAACAGGAAGATTCAATAACACTTACTTATAAATCAGCATTGGAACACGTTATAGAATATATCGAACATGGAGATGATGTAGATGTTTAAACGCATACTAAAAATATGGTTCATCATCACTGTATATGAAATTAGTAAATATATAACTAATGAATTAATCGTTATATTGCAGAGCGAAGATGATATAGAAGCGCCACAAGATTTTAATGAGTATGATCATACCCATTTGAACGATGAGGTGTCTGATTAATGGAATGGCCACTATTAATTGCGATAGCTATTTTGTCTATAATGTGGGCAATATCAACGTATAAATGGGTAAGGGCAGAACAGAAAGCGAAAAGATATTATGACATCATGATAAAAACGTGGAATGAGAATACACGGATAAATAATCAATTGCGTAACAATCGAAAGACAGACTTGATAGATGATAGGACGCACATACAAAGAAAGTCAGTTGAAATGGAAGATAAAGATAATAAACGCAGCTTAGGAAAATACGTGGTTGAGTTAAAAGACGAAGTATATTTAGCAAAAAAACATATAAATTCTTATAGAGACACATATATTATAACTGATAATGTATTTGAAGCTTTATCGTATAAAAATTTAGGATCAGCTAAAGAAGATGCGCGTATTTTGGGTGGGAAAGTATTACAACACAAACCTAATTTAGAGGTGGTTGAATGACTTGGTGGATAGTATTAATACCTATTGTATACCTAGTATGGATATGTATAAAGAGTAAGGGGGAACATTAGATTAATGTATTCTAAAGAAGCGATACTAAACATGATTGATAACTATCAAATGACTTGTAAATACTTAGTTACTGTAATACCAGATTGCGATAGTAACTCAATTGCACAGTACGGCATACAAGCGACGTTACCTAAACCACAGGGGCAGAACGGTAGTAAGGTAGAGAATACTGTTATACGTCGTGAGAGAATGAGTAAGCGTCATGCTCAAATGTTAGCAGAGGTAGAATTTATTAATCAATCGCAGCAGAAGTTAGGACATGTTGATTTCATATTCTTAAGCCACTTAAAAAAGGGTAGACGCAGAGATGAAATAATAAAAGATATGCCAAACTCTCGATTAAATAGAACTAACTTTTTGGCACGTAAGGACGACTTAGCAGAAAAAATATACTTGTTACAGTGACGAAAATGACATAAATGACAAAAATGACGAAAATGACAGTATTTTATAAAGTCGATAATTATTTATATAATTAACGTGTGGCTACGGAAATAGTCATAACATACTCCTTTCTATATAGTTACGTGGGAAAGTCTTTCTAAGCCTTTCAAATATTGCAGCCTATCTGAGAGAAAACTCAGGTAGGTTTTTTGTTGTATAAAAAATAAATTAAGTAAATAACGTGAGAGTTGGTGATATATGAGATGAACGAATTGACATTAAAACAACAGAGATTTGCAGATGAATATATTAGAACAGGTAATGCTTATAAATCGGCGATATTAGCTGGTTACAGTAAGAATTATGCTAAAGGTCAAGTGAATAAATTGTTGGAAAATGTTGGTGTAAAAGCCTATATTGACAAACGTTTGGAAGAACTCAAAAAGAAAGCTATTGCAGACCAAGACGAGATACTTCAATATCTTACTTCGGTTATGCGTGGAGAAATTACAGACCAAGAACTCATACCTATCCAAGTAGGTCGTGGAGAAATGGAAGTAGAAGAACTAGAGAAGCGATCTGACACAAATGCTAGAACTAAAGCTGCTGAATTGTTAGGTAAACGTTATCGCATGTGGACTGACAAAGTAGAAGCAGAAGTAGTAACGCCTACCTTCGTAAGTGATGTGCCAGCCGATGACTGATAACAAAGTAAGTATCGCTAAAACAATCGGTGGTGGGTACAACGAGTTCTGGCACAACAAAAACTTTTACAGAGTTGTAAAAGGTAGTCGTGGTAGTAAGAAGTCTAAAACAACTGCACTAAACTTTATATACAGATTGATGAAGTATGAATGGGCTAACTTACTTGTAGTCAGACGTTTCAGTAATACAAATAAACAATCAACATATACAGATTTAAAGTGGGCTACTAACCAGTTAGGAGTAACCCACTTATTTAAGTTTAACGATAGCTTACCAGAGATTACTTACAAACCAACTGGCCAGAAGATACTATTTCGCGGAATTGATGATCCGTTAAAGATTACATCAATCACTGTGGATAAAGGGATATTGAGTTGGTGTTGGATAGAAGAAGCATATCAAGTTGAAACCTACGATAAATTTGCAACACTTGTTGAATCTATTCGTGGTAGCGTCGATAGTCCAGATTTCTTCAAACAGATTACAGTTACATTCAACCCTTGGAGTGAGCGTCACTGGCTTAAGTCTACATTCTTTGATGAAGATACTAAACTAAACAATACATTTTCATATACAACAACCTATCGAGTTAATGAATGGCTTGATGAGGTCGATATTGCACGTTATGAAGATTTATATCGTACAAATCCCAGACGTGCAAGAATTGTGTGCGACGGCGATTGGGGTGTTGCTGAGGGGCTTGTGTTTGATAATTTTGAAGTGAAAGAGTTCGACTGGTTGAAAGTATTCAAACGGACACAAGAAAAAGCACATGGTAGTGACTTCGGATTTACTCACGATCCAACTACATTGATTAGTACCGTTGTAGACATCAAAAACAAAGAATTATGGATATATGACGAACACTACGAAAAAGGTATGCTCACTGATGAGATATATCAAATGTATGTAGACAAAGGATATAAAGATGCGCTTATTGTTGCAGATAGTGCTGAGAAACGTTTGATTGCAGAGATTAAGCGTAAAGGTATTCCTAACATTAAACCGTCAATTAAAGGTCAAGGTTCAATCATGCAAGGCGTTCAGTTCATACAAGGTTTCAAGATATACGTGTATCCAACTTGTGTGCATACGATTGAAGAATTGAACACCTACACATTCGACCAAGACAAAGAAGGTAATTGGTTAAACCAACCTATCGACAGAAACAACCATTTGCTCGATGCACTTAGATATTCCCTAGAACGTTTCCATTTGCCTCATAAACAGACGAAAACAAATGTTAGAAAGAATATTAGCACCATTAAATCAATGGGCTTATAAGGAGGGATAATGCTTGTTAAAAGTAAATGAATTCGAAAGAGACGCAGAATACCGACAACATCGAGATAAGATATATAGACGTGACGCAGTAGAAACGTATCGTTACGACGGTACATTAAGCGAGATACTAGATGACTATGATTTCATCAGTGAATGTATTGGTCATCATTTAGAGGCACAAGTGCCTAGATTACAAATGCTTGATGATTACTATCAAGGACTTAACTACAACATCATGCGTAATCGTAGACGTAGAGAGAAACACTTAGCAGATAACCGTGCAGCACACGATTTTGCGTCATACATTGCAGATTTTATTAATGGTTATTGCTTCGGCCATGCAATACAAGTTCAGTCAGAAGATGAAGATGCACAAGAGAAGATTAACGGCCTACATAACTTAAACGACATCGACACACATAACCGTTCAATTGGATTAGACTTATCCATCTTTGGTCGTGCTTATGAGTATATTATCCGTAATCAAGATGATGAAGTGAAATTATATAAATCTGATCCACGCAACACATTTGTGATTTACGATAATACAATTGAACAAAATAGTTTGGTTGCAGTGAGATACTGGCAAACGTCAACAAGAGAATATGACGACACAGATATTTATAACGTGGACATCATTACACCTAATGCGACTAATTTCTTTTATGCTAATAAGTCTACTAATTTATCTTTGCAAGAACGTAGACCGTCAGAACCACATTCGTTCGGAAAGGTAACAATCACAGAGTTTAGCAACAATGAAAAGCGTCGTGGGGACTTTGAGAAAGTTATTCCACTTATCGACTTATATGACAATGCACAATCAGACACAGCTAACTATATGAGTGATTTAAACGATGCAATGTTATTGGTAATAGGTAATATGGAACTTGATAGCAATACAGCGCAATTACAGAAAGATGCTAATGTATTCCACCTAGCCCCGCCAGAATATACAACAATGGACGAGAAAACGACTGAAGGTAATGTGGACGCTAGATACATCTACAAAGAATATGATGTAAGTGGTGTTGAAGCATATAAAGACAGAATTAGTCGTAACATTCATATGTTCACTAATACACCAGACATGACTGATGAAAACTTCGGTGGCAATCAGTCAGGAGAGGCAATGAAATATAAGTTGTTTGGACTAGAACAACGTACTGCAATTAAAGAAGGTTTATTCCGAAAAGGCTTGCGTAGACGTTATAAGTTAGTTGGTCAAATTATGAGCATCAATCGTGAGTTAAATAGCGATGCTATTCAAGATTTAACATTTACATTCACACGTAATATACCTAAGTCAGTCAAAGATGAAATGGATATGTACTTACAAGCAGGTGGACAAATCAGTCAACAATCGTTGATGTCGCTTGTGTCGTTCATTGATAACCCACAACAAGAGATGGAACGTATTGAAAATGAAGAAGATATTCAATTACAAAAATCAGATGAACGCATGTACAACCAAGAGGGTATAGATAATCACATTGATAATGAGGAGTGATGATCTATGACTTATTGGGAAGATAGAGCAAAGGAAATCATTGATGAAGAAAGTAAATCGGATTATGAGATTGCTCAAGAAATACAACGTATTGTCGATGAAATGGACGCTGATATCGAAGATGAGATCAATCGTTTCTATGCAAGATATGCAACAAGAGAAGGTATTACATTATCTGAAGCTAAGAAGAAAATTGATGCAGTAGATGTACAACAATTCTCTCAAAAAGCTAAAGAATATGTAGAAAACAAAGACTTTAGCGAGAAAGCAAATCAAGAATTGAAAGTCTACAATACTAAAATGTATGTGAGTAGAGAGAAGTTACTTCAAGCGCAACTCGGTTTGATTGTGACCTATGCTTATGCACAGATTGAGCAATCTATGTATAACTACATGGAGAGTGCTTATTACAGAGCATTAAAGCAACAAGCAGGTATCTTAGGAGAAACACTCCAAGTATCTATCAATGATGTTAAAACAATCGTATTCACGCCGTTTGAAGGGCATAAATGGAGTACAAGATTGTGGTCGGATATGGAGACAGTAAGACGACACGTCCAAAAGACAACACGTCATGTATTACTACGTGGACGGCACCCGTACGAGTTCATCAAAGACATGCGTAAAGATACAGGGGCAACAACTTACAACATGAAACGCCTATTACTTACAGAAACTGCAAGAGTTCAAACGTTAGCGTCTAAACGTCATATGCTTGAAGAACATGGACCAGAATCTGAATATCAATTTGTAGCAAAAATGGATAGCAAGACTACGAAAACATGCAGGAGTTTGAATGATAAAACATTTAAAGTGAAAGACATGGTGCCGGGAGTAAATGCTCCGCCTCTACATCCTTTCTGCAGAAGTACCGTCGTTCCGCACATTGATGAAAACTGGCGTGATAAGTTCTTCGAAGAACGTAAAGGTAAATACTTCGGAGGTGTGGTTAAATGACAAGCGCACTCGAACGTATCGCCGACGCTTTAGAACACATACATGTAGAACTGAAGCGTCTGAACGATACAAACCCTAGTAACCAAGCACAAGCGAAACCTAAGCAAGATAAAAAGAAATCATTCGACCCTAAAAACTTTATTTGAGGTGGTACTCATGAAAAGTCGTAGCGTGAAAATGGTGATCCAATTATCTCGTTGGTAGCATACGTTAGCTACTTGACCTAAGTAAGTCATTAAACTGCTCATAAACTATAACTAATTATAAGGGTTAAGAAACTTGTTTCCCTATCAAAATAAATCTAGCGCACTAATCGGGCTTAATTGACTGATTGGGGCGCTTTTTTTATGCGATAAATTCGAGTGCTTAACGTTTATGAGGAGGATAAAAAAATGATTAAAGATAATTTTTTAAAAGCCAATCTTCAATTCTTCGCAGAAGGTGGAGACGAAACTGAACGTAATAATAATGAGCAGTCAGAAAACGATAACGCTAAAAGCGAAGAGGTAACTTATACACAAAGTGAGCTAGACGCAAAAATTAGTAAAGCTAGTGAGAAAAATAAACGAAGATTAGCAGAAGAATACGATAAAAAACTTCAAGAAGAAATTGAACGAGTGCGACGTGAAGAACAATCTTATGCGAAGATGACACAAAAAGAAAAAGAAGAACAAGAGTTATCTAAACGCGAGAAAGCTATTGCTGAACGTGAAAAAGCACAAGCATTTAAAGAACTCAAATCTGATGTAGTTGATGATTTGAAAGAACAAGAACTTCCTACATCATTTGCTGATGCACTCATCAAAATTGAGGATAACGAAGAAATCAAAGATGTTATTCGACAAATCAAAAAAGACTTTGATAGTGCTGTTGGAGAAAAAGTCAAAGAAGCTACACGTCAAGCTACACCAACTAATCAAGGTAGTAGTTTTTCACGAAACCAAAGTAGAAAAGAAAAAGGTTTAGGCAGTATTGCCGATGAAGTAAGAATTATTCAATAAACGGAGGAATTAAATAATGAATGAAACTAACAAGTTAAAGTTAAATTTACAACATTTTGCTAATAACGATGTAACACCAGCAACTTTTAATCCAGATAACGTTATGATGCATGAACACAAAGAAGGAGAATTATTAAACAACTTTACTAAACCAGTTTTACGTGAAGTTATGGAAACTTCTAAAATCATGCAATTAGGTAAATATCAAGAAATGGACGGAACAGAAAAAGATTTCGTTTTTTGGGCAGATAAACCAGGCGCTTACTGGGTTGGTGAAGGTCAAAAAATTGAAACATCTAAGGCTACTTGGCTTGAAGCTAAAATGAGAGCTTATAAATTAGGTGTTATTTTACCAGTTACAAAAGAATTCTTGAATTACACTTACTCAGATTTCTTTGAAGCCATGAAACCTATGATTGCAGAAGCATTTGCTCGTAAGTTTGACGAAGCTGGAATTTTAAATGTTGGAGATAATCCATTCAACAAATCTATTGAACAATCAGTTCAAACTGCTGGTAATGTGATTAACGGTGAATACAATGAAGATAATTTATTAGATTTAGAGGCATTAATCGAAAACAATGATTACGATCCAAACGCATTTATTTCTAAACGAACAAATAGAAGAGCGTTATCTAGCATTGTTGACTCAGTTTCTAATGAAAGATTGTTCGAAAAAGGAAAAGGTAGAAATGCTATTGATACTTTAGATGGTTTACCTGTTGTGAACTTAAAATCACCAGATTACAAAGAAAACGTCATTTATACAGGTGACTTTAATCAATTATTCTATGGTATTCCACAACGTATTGAATACAAAATCGATGATAGTTCTCAATTATCAACTATTAAAGACGGTAACGGTGAGCCTATTAACTTATTCGAACGTGATATGTTAGCATTACGTGCAACAATGCATGTAGCTGTTCACATTGCAGATGATAAAGCATTTGCGAAATTTGAAGGTGTTTCTACTAAACCTGAAACAGTTACTCCAAAACCTGAAACTGTCTAATTAATCTAAGGAGGTCTGACACATGACTTATTCATACGAAGTAGTACGACCATTTGTAGACGCAGAAGATAAAAAACCATATGAAGTTGGCGACATTTATCCTACTGACATTACAGATGAGCGTATTACTCAATTACTACATGCTGATAACAAATATAATAAACAATATATTAAGTTAGTTGTTGATAGTAAGAACACAAAAGCAGAATTAATTGAAATTGCACATAAACATGGTATTGAAGTATCTGAAAAAGATACAAAAGCAGACATCTTAGACACATTGGAGGGATAATATGGCGACATTAGAGAATGTTAAGCTATTACTCTCTATTAACGATAATGTTCAAGATGACCTACTAAAAAGAATAATTGATAACACTGAAAAGCGTTTGATTAGTTTACTTCCTATCGGTAGTGATGAAGTTCCAGATAGATTGGAATATATCATCGAAGAAGTAGCAGTCAAGCGCTTTAATCGTGTTGGCGCAGAAGGTATGACGCAGGAAAGTGTAGACGGGCGTTCTAACACGTTTCAAGCAAACGACTTTGATGAATATATGGACGTAATAGATCAATACACGCCACGAAACTCAGATAAACGTGGGACAGGTATTTTCTATTGAGATATAACAAGAGAGTCGTGTTTGCTAAAGAAACGAAAGGACAGTACAACCCTAAAACAAGCAGAACTGAAACATACGAAAAGCGCTATGATGAAATACCATGTAATATCAGCCCGCTAAGTCCACAAAAAACAGTGGTGCAATACGGAGACATCAACAAAGATATTAATGTCATACGTTTAAACGGTCGTTTTGAGCCTACTGTGACGCATGCTTATATCAAAGGTAGTAAGTATCAGATAACTAAACGAATTAACTATGAACACGATACAGTGTTCTACGTTGAGGAGGTTAAGTAATGCGTTTCGGTGGTGGTGATTTAGATGACTTAATCAGAGATTTTGACCGAATGAACAATACTATTGATGACGATGTAGATGAAGTATTGCACGAGAATGCGGTGAAATTTAGTACAGACACAGTTAAAACTGCTAAAGAAGTAATGAACAAAGGTTATTGGACTGGTAACTTAGCTAGAATGGTTGAAGATGCTAAAGAAGGACATCTTAAATATGGTATCACTTCTAAAGCTGGTTATAGTGGATTCCTTGAATACGGTACACGTTACATGGAGCCGGAAACATTCATGTTCCCAGTCTACCAAGAGTTCACGAAAAAAGTCAGAGCAGACCTCGAAAGATTAATTAACGGTTAGGAGGTATGCGATGAAGCAATCAGTGAATTTACAATTGTTCAATTATCTTTATACAAAGTTTGAAGAACTTGGCGTGCCTATCATTCGCACAAGCGAACTTAATCAAACATTGCCTTATCCCTTCATCGCTATTCAATCTATTAGAGATGATATACACCGTTCAACTTTTGACAGTTACAGTGGTAGTCCTACTGCAATTATCCATATTTGGTGTACAGAAGATGATAAAGGTAAGAATGATGAGTTATACATTCAAGTGCAATCTATCCTACTAGATGAGATACAACTAGACGGATATACATTGACGCTCCCACAAATAAGTGTGAATGAAAGTACAGAACAAGACACTAACCAAGTGTTATCACATACAACTATAAACGCTGAGTACGCAAGCCATTAAATAGGCTTGCTTTTTTAATACAAAAATTTAGGAGGTATTCAACCTATGCCAACAAAACAAGGTACTGATGAATTAGTTTTAATTCGTAAAGTCGGCGACAAAAAAGACGCTAACAAAGTAATGTTAGTTACTGAATTAGAACGTGAAACTGAAAAAGACAGAGATACAGAAGCTACATTTGATGGCTCTGTAAACTCTGGTGGTACATTAGAGTCTACTGTAACGATTAATTGCTACATGGATCAAAAAGACACGTTATGTGATGAAATCGAGGACGCAACAGAAGATGATACACCATATGAATTATGGGTAATCAATAAGCGTGTTCAAAATAGCGAAGGTAAGTACAAAGCTGAATATAGACAAGGTTACTGGAATAGTATCACTCGTACTAATGAAGCAGACGGTATTGCTGAATTTGAAACAGAGTTTGGCGTTTATCTTAAAAAACAACGTGGTTATGCTACATTACCGCAAGCAATCGAAGCAAACAAAGCTGCTTATGGCTTCCACGATACTATTGCAGCTGATCCAGCAGACGACGGTTTGGCTGAAAGTATTCCACAACCAACAGAAGCTGAAACTGTATAAACATGAGGGGAATATCCCCTCTTTTTTATTTGCGCAAATAAAAAAATAAGTGAGGTATTTAATTTATGCACATTAATTTTAAAGATAAAGAATTAGAATTATCGTTCGGGTTAGGTTTTTTAAACAAAATTGATAAAGAATTAGGCTTAGAAGTAGAACAAATGACAATCGGTCAAGGTTTAAATATGTTAGTACCTAACCTACAAAACGGAAATATTGTTGCATTATCTAAAGTGATTAAATCAGCAACTGCTCATCATAAAAAGAAACCACAAACTGATGAAGAATTAGAAACGGTTTTAGAAGATATCGCAGAAAACGAAGGCATTGATACTTTTAGTGAACAAATCATCGAAGAATTGGGAAAGAGACCTTTAACCCAAAACCTAGTGCCAGACGAGTACAAACAAGACAAGAAAAGCAAGAAGTAAATGATGATGTATTAACGTTTGATAAAGTCGTCATCATCTGTATGAGTAAATTAAAAATGTACGACTTAACCAAAATAGAAATGATGACGTTAAGAGAATTCAATTATCGCATGTGGTCGTTGGAATACGAACAACTCGATAAAGATATGGAAATGTATAAACTCGCTTTTGCTATACGTGACGCTCAAGCAGAGCAGAAAAAACGTGGTGGTAAGAAAGGTGAGACAGAATACAGATTTAGAAGTGCTAATGACATCATGGACTACGAAGAAAATGTCAAACGTTTAAACAGAGGCGAGCCGTTAAAATTTGGCTCTGACTCTAAACGTGATACCAATGCACCAAATGATTTGCTTAAAATGATTGCGAATCATAACAATTCTTTAAGAAAGGCGTGATAACGTGGCAGAAGCGAATTATAGTATTAAAGCACAGATTGAAGCGAATACACGTAAGTTTAAGAGTGCTATTCAATCGGCTAAGAAAGTGGCTCAAAGCTTTAAGAAAACGCAAGAGTCAATTAAAGATACTAAATTAGACGGTGACTCATCAGGCGTAATGAAAGCAGTCAAAGCAGCAAGAGATGCAGTAAAAGGCTTTGATAATACTCATGCAGATGCAGAACTTGACGCAGATATTTCTGATGTTAGAGAAAAAGTCGCACAGGCTAAGTCGTTGGTTGAAAAGTTCGATACTTATCGTGGCGATGCAGAATTAGATGCCGATGTATCTAAAGCTACTGCAAATATTAAGAAAATACAGAATTATTTAGATATGTATGATAATTCAAATGCAGAAGCAGACGCTGATGTAAACATTAGAAAAGCTATTACGCATATTTCTGAATTGCAACATAACCTAGATAGTATCGACGGTAGCAAGTATTCAGCAACATTAGATGCAGATGCAACTAGAGCAAGAGAATCAATCAAATTAGCTAAGAAGCAACTTAATGACTTTGCTCATCAAAAGGCTAAAGCTAATCTTGAAGTTGATAGCGCTGGGGCTATGGCAAAAATACAAACGTTTAAAGCTATGCTACGTTCTATTCCTAACCGACATCGTACTCGGCTTGAGGTAGACGGGAATCAACCAGTGACTTTCTTCGGACAATTACGTAAAGGCCTAAAAGATTATAATAATAAATTAGATAAATTAGCGAATGATATTAGAACATTCGGTACTGTTTTCAGTAATATGATTAAAGGGTCGTTACTTTCCAACATTTCGTTACTTGTTCCAGCAATCGCAAGTGTTGTTCCGGCACTAATGGCAGTGTTAAACGCATTAGGCGTAGTTGCTGGTGGTGCGTTAGGTGTAGCAGGTGCATTTGGTGTAGCAGGTGCTGGTGTAGTAGCATTTGGTGCTATGGGAATCAGTGCTTTAAAAATGTTATCTGACGGTACGTTGCAAGCAACTAGAGAAACAGAACGTTATCAAGCATCATTAGATAGCTTGAAGAGTGCGTGGGCTGGCCTTATCCAACAAAATCAAGCACAAATATTTAATACATTAGCAAATGCGATTGACACTGCTAAAGTTGCATTAGCTGGACTTACACCATTCATTAATGGCGTATCTAAAGGAATAGAACAAGCAAGTGCTAAAATGCTTAATTGGGCTAAAAACTCACAAGTAGCGCAAAAATTCTTTGAAATGATGGGTACAACTGGCGTAAGAATATTTAATAATATGTTAGATGCTGCCGGCTCATTTGGTAGTGGTTTAGTTAGTGTACTTACACAAATTGCACCATTAGCTGAATGGGTATCGCAAGGCTTCAAAAAAATGGGGCAAGCATTTAATGAGTGGGCGCAATCTGTTGAAGGTCAAAATGCAATTAAATCGTTCATTGAATATACTAAACAGAACTTACCTTTAATTGGTCAGATATTCGGCTCAACATTTAAAGGTATATTCAACCTAATGAAAGCATTTGCGCCTAATACTCATCTTGTATTACAAGGTTTAGCGGATATGGCTAAGCAATTCGAACAATGGAGTTCTACAATTGCAGAGAGCGATGGATTCAAAAAATTCATTCAATACGTTCAAGAGAACGGTCCTAAACTCATTCAACTGATAGGTAATATCATTCGTATTCTTATTAATGTCGGTGTAGCTATGGCACCTTTAGCATCAGTAGTTTTAAATGTGGCGTTAGCTATTACTAAATTTATAAGCAAACTAACAGAAGCAAGTCCTATAATTGGTATGATTATCGGTATAATTGCAACATTAGCAGGTATTTTAATGGCATTAGCACCAGCATTCATTTTTGTAACTCAAGTAATTATCCCCCTTATTACTACATTCGGTGGTTTAAGTGGAATTATTAGCGTAGTTATGAGTGCATTTGAATTTTTAGGTGGCGTACTTACAGCGTTATCTGGTCCAGTAGGAATAGTAATTGCAGCAGTTGTAGCAGTGATTGCTGTATTCGTAGCTTTGTGGAACTCATCTGAAGTAGTTAGAGATGCAGTTACAGGTGCATGGAAAGCTATATCCGGAGCAGTTGGAAATGCAGTTAAAGCAGTTATTAACTTCTTTAAGGATTTACTAGGTCAAATGGATTACGTTAAAGGTGCTGTCGACTCGTTAGGTTCAATGTGGGACGGTTTCGTTACTATTGTTGAAGGTGCTATCAAGTTGCTGTCGCCTTTATTTGAGTCAACATTTAACGCGATAGTAAACACTGTAAAAATAGCTTGGGAAATTATTAAAGCAGTTATTACAGTAGCGATGCATGTAATAGTAGGTACAATCACTGTTTTACTTCAAATTTTGACTGGCGATTGGCAAGGCGCATGGCAAACGCTCCAACAAGTGGGGCAAGCTATTTGGGACGCTATTGTTCAAGCTGCAATTAATATTTTTAACATTTTAAAAGATGTATTAACTCAATCGTGGCAAGCAACAGTAGATATGTTCTCGGCTATATTCGGACCATTAGCAGAAATCGCATCAAACATATGGAATGCGATTGTGCAAGCTGTTTTAACAGTAGTTGTTCAATTAGGTGTATTCCTAATGAATTTATGGACTTCTATTGTTACAACTGCACAAACAATCTGGACTACTTTAGTCACAGTGGCTTCCACAATTTGGCAAATGATCGTTACTACAATCGTTACAGTAGTTCAAACGCTAGGTGTGTTCCTATCAACAATTTGGACTAGCATTGTGACGGTAGCTACAACGATTTGGACGACTTTAGTCACAGTTGCGCAAACGATCTGGACTATGTTAGTTACGGTAATTACAACAGTAGTTCAAAGTATAGTAACTTTCGTTCAAGCTGGTTGGACTTTACTTTTGACAGTGACAAGTACAATTATGTCTGCAATTTCTGCATTCATAAGCGCTATTTGGTCGTCGATAGTTAGTATTATCACTTCAATCGTATCAAGTATAATTGCGTTTGTATCATCTGGTTGGTCAACGCTAATGAGTATCACTTCATCAATCATGAGTGCCATTTCTAGCTTAATTTCAAGTATTTGGTCATCAATCGTTAGCTTTATTACTAACGCGGTATCAAGTGCAGTAAGCTTTGTATCGAGCGGCTTTTCTAATATGCTTAGCACGGTTGGTTCTGCTATGTCTGGAATTGTAAGTGCAGTAATAAGTGGTATGTCAAATGTTGTTAGTTCTGTAAGAAATGGCGTATCAAATGCAGTAAGTGTTGCGCGTAGTTTTATAGGTCATATGGTTTCTGTTGGTCGTGATTTAATCATGGGACTTATTAATGGTATTAAAGCAATGGCAGGACAAGTTGCATCTGCTGCAAAAAATGTAGTAATGGGTGCAGTTAACGCTGCTAAAAGTGCTTTACACATCGGTTCACCTTCTAAGTTATTTAAACAATATGGTGTATGGACTATGGAAGGTTTAGGCATCGGAATTAATAAAGAAGGTAAAAATGTTATCAGTGGCATGGGTAGCATGGCTAATAGTATTACAGACGCGTTTAATAGTAATTTAGCAATTCCGGATATAACTGCCAACATGAAGAAAGTAAACGCTAATATGAACGCTCAGGTGCAACATACACACAACATCAAAACAAATCCGTCGCAACGTGTAGTACGTATTGAAATGGGCGTTGATAACGACGCATTAACAACTATCGTCAATGAACAAAACGCTAATCGTGACGCTACATTTACATTCTAGGAGGTCGTTCAATGGATTTAGAAATTAAAAAACAAAACGGACAACAATATACATTGGGCGACTTTGGTTTTGTCGTCGACGATGTAATTATCGAAAGTATGGAAATTGAAGATAACTACGAAACAAAAGAGAATACGAGTGGTCGTATTCTTTTAAGTAGTCAGTATCGTAAACGTAAGATAAACGTTAAGTGTCATGTAAATTCTACAAAATTAAATGATAACGCAAGATTAAGGGACGAGTTCTATAACTTAACCAATTCCACTGAAGAAGTATGGATTAGAGAGTTAAGAAGAAGCGTCCCTTTAAATTATCGCTTTATTGAGCCATTAGAAGATGATTATCAAGAAATAAGCGAGTATAACAATCTCGTACTAGATCATGAAGAATTTAATGATAATTATTATGTAAATGGTAAACGTTATAAAGTTAAAAATGCTGATGTTATTGTGCCAGAAGAAAACGGTAAGAAGATTAGTTTTGAATTAGTATTTGAAACAACTGAACTTCCATTCGCTGAAAGTATTGGTACGTCTCTTGACTTAGAAAAAAGACCAGATAAAGAATTATGGTCGAATGATATGCTTATTCCTTTCGACGAACAAGATGGTTCACGTATCTACTCGTTTACTAACATTTGGAATAACGCCATTTATTATCATGGCACAGCAGATAACGACCAATTCAATATGTATAAGAAAGTGACTATTATCTTAGGTGAAGATACAGAAAATTTTGTGTTCACTATGACGCATTCTGATGTTATGACGATTCGTAACGTTAAGATGAAAAAAGGTGACAAGATTGAATACGACGGTGTACAAACTTTCAAAAATGGTACGCCATTAAGTTATGAAGTATCTGGCTCACAACCGAAGTTCCGTCATGGGTGGAATGAGTTTGAATTTAATCAACAAGTTAAATCGGTTAAATTCGATATGAAATTTTATTATAAGTAGGTGTTGCAAATTGCCAATATTAATAAGTCCAAAGCGTGGTCGTGGCAAGTTTGTCAATACCACCACCAACTGGACGGATAAAAACAGTTCAGAAGCAGTATTACAGTTTGAATTACTAGAAGATGCTTACAATTATGAAGTAGTAAGAGCAATAGATAAGCGTTGGAGTGTGTCTAGAGTAGAAGGACCGGACGACGAAAAAGAATACTTAGCATTTTTAATTGACCGTCAAGCGCATGGTACTAAACAACGTGTGACGGTCTCTTGTCGTTATAAGCCAATAGATACTATTAAACGACGTAGAATCTATGCGCCTATTAATGGTAGTTTTACTGCTAAGAAATTCTTAGATATAGCCTTTGGTCCTACCGACTTAGAATATAAAGTAACTGAAGATAAGCTACCTTCATCAGACTTTGAAAACGCTGGCGAAGGTGAAACGGTAGAAGAACTTATCAAAAAAGCTATGTCTCATTGGGATTTAGAGTTTTACATTGATTTTGATAAAAAAACTAAAAAATACACATTCGTATTCACACCTTATAATCAAAAAGAAGTCGATTACATCATAGATGATGAAATTAATGCAAATAACATCAAAGTTGAAGAAGATACAGGAGATATGGCAACATACTGTGTTGGTTATGGCGATTATACAGATGAACAGGGTGTTACTGGTGCTGGTTTGATTATGAAATTTGAACACCCGGATATGAAAGACATTGGAAAATATGAAGCAGAACCTATTAAAGATGGTCGTATTAAAGACGAAGAATTAATGAAGGCCAAGTTACAAAAGGTTATAGATGACTCAGTCAAACGTTCAATCAGTTTAGATTTTATTGTACTTAAAAAGTATTACCCTAACGCTAATCCTAAAGTTGGCGATTTAGTTAAGATAAGACATTCTGTATTAGGGCTTAATGAAATTGTTCGAATTGTTGAAGTTAAGACTAAACGTGACTCAGACAATGAAATCATTAAACAAGAGATTACATTAGGCGAGTACAGACGTTATGACAGGTACATGAATAGGATTAACGTTGCAGCAAGTACCATAGGTGGCTTAGGTGGTGGTGCATTTGTTAGAGATTATCGTTCTACAAGTGCAAAAACATCAAGCGTCTTAGCTACAACAATAGAGATGAGAAACGAAGGTAATGCTTCTACTGATAAAGCTGGTTTGATGTCACCAGAAGATAAGAAAAAACTAGATTCTATCGACGCGTCATCGAAATTAACTGCTAAAAAAGTAGATGGTACTGTTATAGATTTAAGCGATAAAGAATTATACATTGATGAAAATGGAAATCTAAAAATTAAGGAGGTCAGCGATAATGCGTAAGACGATTTATACAAGTCTTGAAACAATATTTGGTGCTAGACACGTAAGAGAGTTAGAACTTAACTTCATCGCTTTCCGTGACATGGTAACTTACGTGGAAGATGAGTTGCATCGACATAATTTTGTCGATAATGAAGCGCACCAATCACATCAAATCAAACATACATTTGTTGATGGCTCAACAAGAAGTGTAAAAGACTCTATTAACTGGCTAGATGCTAGAATGAGAGCATTTTTAGTACCTACGCTAGCTAACGACCAACAAGAAATTATTGACGCAAGAGCAAGTATAGATGGTAAGGTATCAAAAACATTAGGCGATAGATTAGGGCGTGACTTCAACTCAATCAGAAATGATTTAGATAAAGAGTTGAACGTTGCAGCTGATAGTTCATACTTATGGACTCCACCTTATATTAAAGGTGCAATGCGTGGTGAAAATGAGACGCCATTACACAATGAGCCTACTGAAAATTTAAAAGTCTTTTATGATAAGTTTGTCGATAATGAGTATTGTCGTAAAACTTATATTGGGAAGGACCAGTCGGGAGAATACAGTGTTTATTCATACACATTCGAACCTCAGCATTATTCAAAAACATTGCTTTTAACAAGCTGTATTCATGGTAACGAGTACAGTGCGTTTTACGCCAACTCTAGATTTTTAGATTTAGTTGTAAATAAATGGCACACTGATCCGCATTTAGCTTACATTCGTAAAAATGTGAGAATTGTATGTGTTCCAATTGTTAATCCACATGGGTTCGCTAATGATAATCGAGAAAACTCTAATAACGTAGACCTTAATCGTAACTTTGATTACAACTGGAAAGCTGGAAAAGGTACAAGTTCGACTGGTAAAAACTTTAAAGGTAAAGCACCATTTAGTGAACAAGAATCAAAAAATATGAAAAAGTTAGTTGAAGGACTTAATCATATTACTGCGCATGTTGATTGTCATAACATTGTATCTCAAGTGTCAGATTATTGTTTATTCTATCCAAGATTTTCTAATCAAGACCATAATCTTATGACACAGTTCATGCAAGATGTGAGCAATCACGGCGATTATGTTACATGGGGTTCGAGTACATTATCATCTTTCTCTAACTGGGTAGGTATTAAGAAAAACATCACTTCTTATCTGCCAGAAATTTATGAAGGGCGTGCCGGTAAACCACGTGGTGCAGAAGAAATGTGGCGTAGTGTTAATTTCTTAGGTAATATCATTATCCGATTAATGCAAACAAATACAAGCGGGCAAGGCAGAACGTCGAACGAAGCTTTTGCTAAAACGTTTGTATATAGTGACAGATACAACAATAAAGGCGTTCAAACATTTAGTTTGCAAGCTACTGATAAATATCAACGTATGTTAATGACGCAACAACGTTTTAACATTACAGCTAACGGTATTGTTGAAATGAATGGTTCTATTACGGTAGAAGTTGATAGAGATACAACATTTGGCGTAAATCCAATGGTAGTGCAAAATTACAACCCATGGAGTAATAATGGTAAATCTGATAAACGTCAATTATTCAAAACTGAACACAAACTTCCGAAAGGTATCCATACAATACCTATAAACGCAATCGCACCAGTTCAGATGTCTAGTGTTACGCCAAGCGATGTAAATCGATCGGCAGAAATTATGTGTCCGGTAGAGGTGAAACGTTCAGCGGGTGTCTGCTATATTAAACAACTTATTCAAAACATTAAATTTATTCCAACAGGCTCGCACAACGCATTTCAAGCCTTTACTTCAACTGGTTACGGTAACCAGAAAGAAAAAACGTTCACTCAAATTTATCCGAATTACGAAAGTGCGTACGATGTTAGAAATGAAATTATTACTAAAAAATAAGGAGGTTAAATTATGAGTTCAATGGATATTGACGGTATTTATAAAAATGCTAAATTAGTTGCTAGTGATACACCTTATTTAAAACCATTAAGCGATGAACAAATTGTTTTTTACAACTTAGATGTCAATACTGCTATCCTTACTTTTCAAGTTAAAAAGGACAAGTACCCTTTGCAAATTAGCAGTTTAAATAGTGATATTGATTTATATGTGGAGTCTGAAAATGGCTCACACACTTCTTTAACTAAAGTAGAATACATTGATTCGCTAAATGGTATCATTCGATTTGTTATTGATAGAGATTTTTTAAAGGCTTCTACTGATACGTGGGTTAACGGTCAAGTAAGAGTTAAAGCAGTTGGTAGACCAGATACTGTTATTCTTAATGAGTTTAGGTTTTATGTTAAAGATGCATTGATTAATAAAATTGGTGCAGATATTAAAGTAAGATATATTCGTCAAATCGATGATTTAATTGAAGAAGCCGAAAGAAGGTTAATTGCTGCGTCTGCTGGTATTGAAAATGTTGAAAATATTCAATTGAGTTTTAATTCGTTTATCAGTGAACAAAAGCAAGATTTAGAAAAAATTGTAACTGATACTGAAAGAAGAACAAACAGTTTAGTTGATTCGGCACAAAAAGACATCAATTCAGCAATTCAAAATATGCGCGATGAAGCCGATACTATCCGAAAAAATCTAAGTGATGAAACAGCTGGTGCAGTAACTAAACCAGATTTAGACACTACACTTTCTAACTATGTAACTACGGTTGATTTTAATAACGCTTTAAACAACAAAGCAGATAAAGGTCAAGTAGCACCGTCGAACTTACCAGATAATTTTAATGAACTAATCAATCAAGCAGTCACAAATAGAATTAGCGAGTTAAATCAAAATAAAGCATTATTTAATAATAATGGCGAGGTATATGAAATTAATAATCCAGACTTATCGACAATGGACTTCGTTGATAAATCTGGATATTTTTATGCGGTTGGTCCACTTCATACACCTGACGGTGAAGATACAGAAGGTATGTTACAAGTATTAGCTTATGGTAACTACACCAAAGTTATTTTCTCACCTAATGAAACAAATGCGATTTATCTACGTTCTAAACTTAATCAAGTTGGCAATAACTGGACTGATTGGCTCAACATTGGTAGTGAAGTAGAAATCGGCACTAATGATAGCTATGTTGAAGAAAATGATGTAGATACTTCAATAGATGATAGTACAGAGACAACTTAGTAAAGAAGGTGCTAAATATTGAAATATAATTTTAATGAAGTTATCAATTTTATTCTTTTGTTAGGGTTAGGCGCTTTTACTTTTGCGAGAGGTTTTTTCTTCACCAAAGAGCAAGAGAAAGTTCTAGGTGATAGTGATTTTTATGTAGCGCTTCATCACATCATGCCTATTTGGGTGTGGGGCATAATTATTATGATTGCTAGCATTATTTTAGGAGTTTCATCATTCTTTTTGCCTAGACAAAAAACAAACAATACTTGCAATTGGTTACTACTAATAGGTGGTACTAGTTGTTCGGTATTGTATTTTTTTATGACATCAGCAAGTATATATAACGCTATTAATTGGCTTTCAACAATTCAATTCAGTATCTTATCAGCAGTCTGTTTTGCAGTTAGTTTTATCGGGGGTGCTGATATCTATGACAGAAAATAAGCACGTTACTTATGAAGAGTGGCGTATTTCAAGAGAGGACATCTTAGAAAAGATAAAAGCTGGCGACGATGAGAATATGAAACATATAAATGAATTGAAAGAGAAAATTGCTGAAGGTAATGTTTATCAAAGGCAATCGTTCGAAGTCCAAAAAGATACGAACGAACAAATAAAACAATTAAACGATACAAACAGCAAACAATGGGACGCAATAAAAGAAATAAAATTTGTAGTCAAAACTCACGAAGAAGATATTGAAAAATTAGAAGGTACAATTTCAGAAAAACAAAAAAATAGTGTGCAAATATCAGTTGCTTTAATAACAACAGTTGGTGGTATCATCGTCGGTGCAATTAAATTAGCACAATATATGTTTTAAGTCGATACATGCGTGTATCGGCTTTTTATTATACAAAAAAAGAAGGTGGATAAATGGCAATTTTACCTTCACGTGGTAAACCAACAGCTTCGCAAGTAGCAAGTTGGGCGAAATGGATGGCTAATAATCGGCGTGGTGTCAATATAGATGGAAGATATGGTTATCAATGTTGGGACTTACCTAACTACATCTTTGAAAGATATTGGGGGTTTAGAACATGGGGTAATGCGAATGCTATGGCAAGACGTGCTAACTATCCAAATACTTCATGGAAAATATATGCAAACACACCCTCATTTATTCCGAAACCCGGAGACGTAGCTGTTTGGACTTATGGATGGGCAGGACATACTGCAATTGTTGTTGGTCCAAGTGATAAAAAACATTTTCGTTGCGTTGATCAAAACTGGTATGGAGCAAACCAATACAGAGGTTCAGTCGCTGCATATGTAAACCATGATTATAGTGGTAGAGGCGGAAGTCTTTATTTCGTCAGACCTCCATATAAATCAGAGCCTAAGAAACCTACTCCAAAACCGACAGAGCCAGATAAACCTAAAGATACGAACACAACTACACCAACTACTAAACCAGAAGAAAAAGAAACAAAAACGGTAGTTAAAGAAGTTAAAGAAGTTAAGTTTACGGTAGATGATGTAGAAACAAACTTCCCTGCGTTTATTCCTCACAGAATAGCAAAAGGTAAAGACAGAGGTCGTTCCCCTAAAAAAGTGTTAATACGTGACGCTGGAACAATGTGTAGTGTACTTGATTTATATACAACTAGACGCAAATACATTAGAACATCTGAGTTACCACATTACTACATCGATAGAAATTACATTTGGCAACCAAGATATGAGCAAATCGAAGTACCAAGCGCACCAGATTGTCTAGTTATTGAAGTTTGTGGCGACTACTCAGATAGTAAAAATGATTTCATTTTAAACGAAATACATGCAATGATTTATCTAATTGGTCGTATGAAGTTTCATAGCATTCCAATGAAACAGTCATCGTTCATAATTGAAAGTGAATATTGGCGCACTATTTTAGAACATGGCGCTTGGGACACAGTAACTAAAGGTCAGCCAAGTAAAAAAGTTGAAGATAAGACAATAGAGGCATTAATCAATCTATATCAAAATAGAGAAAAATTACTGAATGACATTCCTTCTGATAAAGTAAGCAAGCGCAAAATCAAAGTGGAAGTGTCTAAAGATGACGAAACGACATCAACAAGTAACGATAAACCTAAAGACACAAACACATCAACAAGCAAGACAACTAGCGTTAAGAAAAAACAACCTACTGTTACAGTTGTTTATAGTAAATACACCTACAATAATGCGTTAAACATTCAAATGGCTAGAGCGCCACAAGTTAACTATGGTAGTGGTTGGTATAATGCTAGTCGAAGTGCTACATCGGCAGCTATGAATAATGCAAAAATATGGAATAACAGCAAAATGCGTTACCAAATGCTTAATTTAGGTAAATATCAAGGTATTCCAGTTAGTAAGCTAAATAAAATCTTAAGAGGCAAAGGAACATTATCCGGACAGGGTCAAGCCTTTGCAGACGGTTGTAAAAAATACAACATTAATGAGATTTATTTAATCTCACATGCATTTTTAGAAAGTGGATATGGTACTTCAAACTTTGCAAGTGGTCGTTATGGTGCATATAACTATTTCGGTATAGGTGCTTATGATAATAACCCTAATTATGCTATGACGTTAGCTAAAAGTTATGGTTGGACTACGCCAGCTAAAGCAATTATCGGTGGCGCTAAGTTTGTCAGACGAGGTTATATCAATAACGGTCAACAAACCCTTTACCGTATGCGTTGGAATCCGCAATCACCGGGAAATCATCAATATGCAACAGATATTAACTGGTGTAAGCATCAAGCGAACACTATTTATAACTTATACTCACAAATCGGTATGAAAGGCGAATACTTCATACGAGATAGATATAAATCTTAAATCACAGGACTATGTGCTGACAGCATGTAGTCCTAATTTATTGAAAGAGGTGTCTTAATGACGATATATAAAAATAAGGATATTGAAACTAATATTAATGAAAGAAGTGTTGATTTAGGAAACATTAATGTAACTTTATATCCTAACGATCAAGGGACTGCATCTTTTAGAATTTATTTGAAAAAAGAAGTAAGATATTCCAATCAAACTATTTTAGAACCGATTGATTTGGTAAAAGCTAAAATGGACCCAAGAGTCGATTTATTAACAAGAGACGGTTCGACATTTACAAAAGAACCGATTGATATTATCGACGCAGAAAACGGAGTTATACAGTATGTGGTAAGACCTAGAATATTAAAACATAGTGGTCAGATAGATGTTTCGATTACGTTAGAAAACGAATCAACTAAGTCAGAAGTTGCTAATTTTTACTTTTTTGTTAAAGAAGATAAAGTTACTCAAAGTATTGGTAGAGAAATTAGTCCTGAAACCATTAAAGACATCGTCAAAAGTGTTATGTCTGAAAATCTGATGGGGCAATTAAGTGATGATTATAGACAAGTTTTAGAAAGAGAAATAAAAGATTATTTAAAAAGTAATAGTTATGATTTTAAATTTAAATATGAAGATTTAACAAGTCAAGAGAAAAAAGAATTCATAAAAGTTGTTACGAATGAAGCTTTATCTGATTTTGTTATCCCTGACCAAAGTATTAATACAAATAAACTGACATTAAATTCAGTAGAACCTCAAACAACTTCGTTTTTAAAGACAGGGAAAAATATTTTTAGAGCGAATAATGTAACACAAGGTTATTCAGTTAGTCACACAACAGGAGAATTAATTAAGAGTCCATATTACGTTGTTAGTGACTTCGAACCAGTGACACCAAGCACAACGTATGTTCAGAATTTTGCAGATGCGATTGCATTTTACGATTTAAATAAAAAATTTATTTCCGGTATAAAAAAAGCTGATAACACTAAAAATACTAGATCGTTCAAAACACCTAGTAATTGTTATTACATTAGAACAGGAACGCTAAAAGAGGGTGTTGATACTTATAATTACAAGAACTATCAGATAGAATTAGGCGACACTGCGACTGAGTATGAAGAATATTATAGAACCATTGATTATTTAAAGCCTAACATCCCCAATAATTCAATTACTTCTGACCAAATTTCAAATAGTTCTGTATCTTTAGAAAAACTGGGTTTTACAAAACATTCATCCAATTTATACAATAATAAAACTAATACAACTGGTTATTATGTAAATCCAACAACAGGTGCATTAAGTTCTAATCCAACATACAGTGCAAGTGACTATATCAATATTAAAGGTGCAACTAAGGTTACTAAAAGCAATGCACGTAATCTATACGCTTTCTATGATGATAGTAAAAATTTTATTAAGACCAATAACACAAATACAAATACAGTTGATGTTCCAAGTAATGCGGCGTACATCAGATTTTCAGATACTGAAACATCAATGAACGGTCAAATGCTTGTAATTGGTGACACACTACCAACGACGTTCGTTCCTTATAAATTTTTCATTCCTAAGGATTATATAGAAAATGATGCTAATGACAATTCATCAGTCAGTGCTAATCAAGAATCTTTTGGGAAAGAATTTTTGAAAACCTATACTGCTGATTTTAGTAAAGCAATGAATAGTGATTACAACGGTCGTGCAGAAATTGCGATACTTGGCGATAGTTGGGTTGCCGGTGGCGAAAAGAAACAAGGTGAACGTCTAACACGACCATTACGAGAACGTTATTTAAAAAACTATGCTGACGGTGGTATTGGGTTTGTAAGTTTTGCTAATGGTCATATTGGTAATGGCGAAGTTGTAGTTAATTTAACTGGTGATTGGACACATTATGATGAAGATCCGAAGAAAGCTGATATTGCTTTATCAAAAGGGCTAGACAGTGCAATGGTTGAGAGCAGTACAGTTGGCGATAGTATTAAGGTTCAATTTTATGAAGATTTAGATTTCTACGAAATACACACATTAAACACAGGAACGTGGCGATACAATATTGACGGTGGCGACTGGGTAACAGTAGATGCGACGCAACAAGAAGTTACACCTATTACATTAAGTTTTGGTAAGCATATTATCAATATTGAAATTGTGAGTGGAAAAGTTACATTCATTGGTTCGTACGCTTACAAAGGTAACAAAGGTGTAGTAGTTCACAAAATCGGTAATGGCGGTCTACGTGGTGGCCATATGACATCAACAGATCGTGATAACTATATTAAACAGTTAAAACGTTGCAGAGCGAATACGTTCGGTATCTTGTTAGGTACTAATGAAATGGCTCAAAATATTCCAGTTTCTACTTATATTAACGATTTAAAAGAAATTGTCTCACGTATCAGAGAGGCTAAGCCTTTAGCAAGTATCTTTTTAATCGCGCCTAGTGGTAATAAATATGATGGAAAACAATTGCATACAATTGAAGATTACAGTAATGCGCAATTGAACGTAGCTAAAGATTTAAATTTAGGGCATGTTAGCTTATATAGAAACTTAGGCGATTACGCCACAACTAATGCGAACGGTTTAATGTATACCGATGGTGTACATCCTAATAAAGATGGTGGCTATGCTATTTGTAACGTTGTGTATAACAGATTATTAAGATTATAAATTTTTAAGCTGACCTTTTTAGGTCGGCTTTTTATTTTGAATAAGGAGTGAGAAGATGGAAAGTATTATTGCATTTGCAACAGTGATTTCAGTTATCACAATCGCATTAACACAATTAGTTAAGCAAGCTGGAGTACCTAAAAACATTGTACCTTTAATTGCCATTGGTATAGGTATCGTTTTAGGTGGTATTACAGCGTTTATTCCTGAAATCATAACAGAGTTATCAATTGGTGGTCGGTTGCTTGCTGGTTTAATAAGTGGACTAATGGCAACTGGTATTTGGGAAACAGTTCGACCACGTACAGGATCAACTAAAGATAAAAATAATAAAATTGGTGGAGGTCGTGCATAATGGTAGAAAAGTGGAATGGCGTTCCCGTTAAATATGATTTTTTACCGATTGGAACACGTAGAAGTGGGCAACCGTTAACAAGTAAAAAACCTTTATTTGCGGTAGCACACGATACAGGTAATCCTGAAACAACAGCACAAACAAACGTGACTTATTATAAAAATACTTATATGATTGATTGGTCAATTGTTGCTAGCGCTCATATATTCGTTGATGATAAAGAGTGTATTGTCTGTATTCCAGTTACCGAAAAAGCATGGCACGTTTTATACAATACACCGACAGACAATCAATGGTATAACGCCGATGCAAATGATGTAGCGTTTGGCGTGGAAGGTAGTTACTTCCCTAGTAGTCAAAAACGTTCTCGTAAGTCATTAGATAATATGGCACGTGTATTAGCTTATCTATGTAACTATTGGGGCATTGATTACAAAACTGAAGTACCGGGACACCAAGACATTCAAGATGATAAAATTGATCCCGGAAACTTATTAGAGGCATGCGGATATTCACGTAATGTTAAGCATTTAGATAAACAGATTGCTAAATATATTAATGGCGTTAAACCTGCACCAAGTAAGAAATTATCAACGAAAACAAGCAAAAAGCCGACACCTTCGCCACAAAGTGTGGTTAAGTATAAACAAGCGATTGAATACATGCACAGCTTGAAAGGACAATATATCGACTTTGATAAAGAGTCCGCTTTCCAATGTGCTGATGTTGTTGTAGATTTCATCTATCATGTAACAGGTGGCGTTCGTTTTTATGGTAATGCTAAAGAATTACACACACTTAACGCAATGCCTAAAGGTTGGAAAGTAGTTAAAAATACAAGAAATTATGTTCCACCTATTTGCGCTATTGCAGTGTATACTGAAGGTATTTATAGAGAATGGGGGCATACAGGCTTAGTTTGGGACAATTCAGGTGGTACAAATACATTCACAATCTTAGAGCAAAACTATGATGGAAATACCAATACACCAGCTAAATTGCGTGAAGATGATTATACAGGCTTAACCCACTTCATTGTTCCAGACTTTGCTGATGATAGCGTAGATTTAACAGATATTAAAGAAGTTAAAGCGACAAAACGTCAATCTAACAGTTCAATTACAGTTAACAAACGTCCACCTAAAAAATTAACTTGGAGTAATCAACCATATTTCAAAGCAATTGCTGATAACGCAGGTGTCACTATTTGTAGACCTAACCACAATAATGTGATGGTTACAACAAATGAACAATATAAACCGGGCGACGTATTCTATATTTATGAAATTCGTGACGGTTGGGCTAGAGTATACAGTGCTAGCAATAACGGTTTTGTATGGTATGAACGTCTTATCGTTAAAGACATTTATAAAACAGCAGGTGGAAGTAAATTAGCGAATAAACCGAATAAACAAATAGTTAATCAGAAAAATAAACTAGATAGCACTACTGGATTAAAAGTTGGTAGCATTCCACCTAAAACGATGAAGAAATCTTCTAAAGCTAAATTTAGAGCAAGAGTTGACCATTACGGAGCCACTTTAGTTAAATTTAAAGGTAAGGAATGGTATACGACAAACGACGTATATAGAGCAGGTTATAACCAATTCTATGTATTTGAAGTTAAAGACGGTTGGTGTCGTGTTTATTCTAAAAATAACAATGGTTATATTTGGCATGAACGTTTAAGGATTACAAAAGTGTATTAA